ACGATGGTGCCCTTTGGACAAGGCTTCAAAGATATGTCCGCGCCGACCAAGGAGTTCTACAAGCTGATGATGGAAGGAAAGATCATCCACGGCGGCAATCCGGTCCTACGGTGGATGGCGCTGAACGTGGTGGTTGATCGGGACGCTGCGGACAACGAGAAACCTACGAAGGCAAGATCCCCTGAAAAAATCGATGGTATCGTCGCTGCAATTATGGCGCTGGATCGCTGTATCCGGCAGGATCATGCAGAGAGTGTCTACGACAACCGCGGACTTCTGACATTTTGAGGCACATTTGCCTGACTGGAAAGGAGAACTCATGATCGGATATAAGCTCCTGAGGATGCGAGGGGGAAACCTGTATCCCCTCTATGTCGATACCAGGACATAGATCCCGATTGGCGTCTGGATCGATGCCCGGGAGGGGGAGCGGCTCCCGGATGGGAGAGTGAAGTCCAGGATCGGCCCTCTCCAGTTCCGGCCGGGATGGCACCTTTAGGAGATCCCGCTTGCGGTACACATAGGGATTCGGGAGAACGGAATTATCCGATACATGCACGACGATGAGGTCTGGTGTGAGTGTGAGTATTCCGACGGGATCGATTATCAGCAGGTGGTGGAGAAGAACGGGACCGGGTACAGAGCGATGATGTCAGAGATCCCGGTGAACGGGTTCTACCGCTTTAAGACCTCCCCCCAGATGCTCGGCAGGTGGATCATTGCGGGCAGCATGAAGATCAACCGGATCCTGACGGATGAGGAGGCTGCAGGGATCGTGCGGCTGCATGGATACGAGCCGCTGCCCAGATCTATGCGATACCAGATGAAAAAGACAGATAAGCCGCCGTAACACAAGGTCAAAGATACATAGATTCGGATGTGATCTTTGTGAATCTTATAGTGAAAAAGAGCTGGATGTATTCCCCGTCCAGAGTGATTAATGTGTCAGCGGATGAAAACCGCAGCACACACAAATCACGAACGGAGGGGAAACACCATGACGAACGAAAGACTTGCAAAGCAGCTTGACTACATCCACACCACCGGATTCGGTGTCGAGATCGAGATGAACAGCATCACAAGGGAGAGGGCGGCAGGGACCGCAGCAGATTTCTTCGGAACAGAACGGTATGAGAACACCGCAAGGAAAAACGGCTACAGCACCTGGAGTGCCTGGGATGCACAGGGCAGGGAGTGGAAGTTCCAGAAGGACGTCAGCATCACCGGGCCTGACAGCCAAAAGTGCGAGCTTGTCACCCCGATCCTCCACTACGAGGATCTCGAGAACCTTCAGGAGCTGGTAAGACGTCTTCGGAGGGCCGGAGCAAAGTCCGATGCAGCCAGGATGTGTGGAGTCCACATCCATGTGCAGGAGACCGGCCAGACCCCGCAGACCGTCCGGACGCTTGTCAACATGATGGCAAGCCATGAGAACCTCCTTGTGAATGCGATCCGGGTAGACTGGAGCAGGATCGAGCGCTACTGCAGACCTGTAAACATGGACTTCCTCCGGGAGCTCAACGAGAAGAAGCCAAAGACCATGGAGGATCTCGCAGACATCTGGTACACCGAAAACAGAGCGACCTTTGGGAGAAGCAACCATTACAACCAGTCACGCTACGCGATGACGAATCTTCACTCACTTTTTACCGGGAAGGGAATTGAGTTCCGCTTCTTCCAGTTCGATACCCCGGCAGACGGAAGAAAGAATGGACTCAATGCCGGACAGCTCAAGGCATTCATTCAGCTCTCCCTTGCCCTCTGCGCAGCGGCAAGAACCCAGAAGTGCGCAAGCCCGAATGAGGTCCAGCATGAGAATGAGAAGTACGCGATGCGGACCTGGCTCCTGCGCCTTGGCTTCATTGGTGACGAGTTCGCAACGGCAAGAGAGGTCCTGACAAAGAAGCTCTCCGGTGACACCGCTTTCCGCAACGGCAGAACCGCCGCATAAGAGAAAAGACAGGAAGGTTTGAGAGAGCCTGCCTCCTGCCGCCTTAACCAATCCTCCCGGCCGCAGCTGCCCTGCGGTCTTAAGGCGGTAGAAGGGTGACCCCCTCGGAAAGGATTGACCTATGAGAAGATATTACATCGCCTACGGAAGCAACCTGAACCTCCTGCAGATGGCAAAGCGGTGCAGGGGAGCAAGAATCATTGGAACCTCCTACCTCCAGGACTTCCAGCTCCTCTTTAAGGGGAGCGGATCCGGATACTACCTCACAGTGGAGAAGAAGGAGGGAAGCACCGTCCCGGTTGTGGTCTACAGCGTCACCAAGTCGGATGAAGATGCCCTGGACCAGTACGAGGGGTATCCGCTGTTTTACTACAAGGAGACCTTTGACCTTTCGGTTAAGCCTATCCTTGGGGAGGGAGAAATCCGGGTGACCGGTTTTGCCTACCTCATGCATGAGGACAGAAAACCAGGGCTTCCCTCCAGAAGGTACATGGATACCTGCCTTGCGGGGTATCACGACTTTGGCTTTAATGTCGGCGTTCTCTGGAAGGCTGTGGAGGACAGCAGGGAGGCGATGACGTGAAGAAGGATGGAATGGGGGAGGGCACCAGCATGAATGAGTCCGTTGCGATCTTCGGAATCATCTCTCGCGCCTTCCTTTCTCAGGAGCCCTGACCCCTAAAAAGAGTCTGAAGATTGTGAGAAACCTCATGAGAAATCACAACATGTCTTTTGAGGAGGCGGCAGCTTTCATTGGCCTTGACGAGAACGAAAAAGAGAGGCTGAGGAATGCCATGAGTAAAACGGCCTAATCAACTTTCAGAATGATGGTATGAAACCGGAGCAGCGATGCCCCGGTTTTTTCATGCTCAAATTTTCCCATGCACACATGGCAGAGCGGTCTATTGCGCCGGTCTCTAAAACCGGTAGCCGCCATGGCTCGAAGGTTCGAATCCTTCTGTGTGCGGTTTGACTGACAGCCAGCGAAAGGAGGATGGAATGGAGCAAAACGGCAGTGAGCAAATCATCCCTGAGCACGACCTCATCAGCAGAAGACCGCCGGAGGAGAAGATGATCCTCTTCCTCGCGGAGCTGTTCAAGGAGGATGCAACGGTTCCGATTGCCAGAGGCCTCCTGCAGGTGCTTGCAGATGAGCCGTCTGTCAGGAAGACAAGCCGCAGCGGCAGCACAGAAGAAAAAGGAGCAGAGAAAGGAGAAGGAACATGAGCTTCAGGAATCTATTCCACAGAAGAAGAGCAAGAGAATCTCCCCAGGACTCCCTGCCCGGAGAAGTCTACAGAGCCTATTACGGGTACACAACATCCGGCAAGACCGTGACCGAAAAGGGATCCTTGCAGGTGAGCGCTGTTTACGCCTGTGTGAGAGTTCTCTCGGAGGCGGTGGCAAGCCTTCCGCTGCATCTGTATCGGGAGGAGGACGAGGGGAACAAGGTAAAGGCGAAAGATCATCCTCTGTACTTTCTGCTCCACGACGAGCCAAACGAGGAGATGACAGCTTACACCTTCTGGGAGACGCTGATGACGCATCTCCTGCTGTGGGGCAATGCCTATGTCCAGATCATCCGGAATGGCAAGGGGGAGGTGATATCCCTCTATCCTCTGATGCCGAACCGTATGAGAGTCGACAGGGACGAGAAGGGGAAGATCTACTACGAGTACCAGTGGAGTAAGAGCACGGATGCTCCGACGATGAAGAACACGATCGTGAGGCTCACAGCCAGAGAGGTCATGCAGATCCCGGGACTTGGGTTCGACGGCCTTGTGGGATACAGCCCGATCGCTGTGGCCAAGAACAGCATCGGTCTCTCGATGGCCTGTGAGGAGTACGGAAGCCGGTTCTTTGCAAACGGCGCTGCACCAAGCGGTGTTCTGGAGCATCCCGGCGTCTTAAAGGATCCGGAGAGGGTGAGAGATTCCTGGCAGGCAGCCTTTGGAGGAAGCCAGAACGCAGGGAAGGTTGCGGTCCTCGAGGAGGGCATGAAGTACTCGCCGATCTCCATCAACCCGCAGGAGGCACAGTTCCTGGACACCAGAAAGTTCCAGATCGATGAGATCGCCAGGATCTTCCGGGTACCTCCGCACATGATTGGGGATCTTGAGCATGCGACGTTCAGCAATATCGAGGAACAGTCCCTCGAGTTTGTGACCTACAGCCTGCAGCCGTGGCTCACCCGAATCGAGTCCGCAATCTCCCGGTCACTCTTATCGAAGGACGAGAAGAGAGTCTATTACGCACGATTTAACGTGGACGGGCTCCTTCGCGGCAACTACGAGAGCAGGATGCAGGGATACGCGACCGGCATCAGCAATGGCTTCATGAGCGTCAACGATGTGAGAAAACTGGAGAACTGGGATCTGATTCCGGACGCAGAAGGCGGCAACCTCCTGCTCGTGAACGGGACGATGACTCCGCTTCGTGCGGCAGGGGCAGCTTACGGAGTAACACCGGAACAGCCCGAGAAAGAGAAGAAAGACGCCATGGAGAAGGAGGATAGCACGACACGAAAAGCGAAGATCCGGGAGTCCCCCGGAAAGAAGAAACGGCAGAACGAGATGGAAAGGAGCAGCCGATGAACAGGTTTTGGAGATGGGTGCAGAACAAGGCACCCGATAACGGCACGTCACCTAAGGAGCAGGAGAGAACCCTGTTTCTTGATGGCGCAATCGCAGAGGATGATCCGTGGTTTGATGACAAGGTAACACCAACGGTCTTCAAGGACGAGCTGGGAGAGGGGAAAGGTCCCATAACCGTCTGGATCAACTCCCCGGGCGGTGATGTCTTTGCCGCTGCCCAGATCTACAACATGCTTCTGTCCTACCCGGGGCATATCACAGTCAAGATCGACGGTCTTGCCGCTTCGGCTGCATCGGTGATCGCAATGGCAGGAGATGAGGTACTCGTCTCTCCTGTGTCGATGCTGATGATCCACAATCCTTCCACGTTTACCATAGGAAACAAGTCTGACATGGAGAAGGCGATTTCGATGCTGGATGAGATCAAGGAGTCCATCATCAATGCCTACATGAACAAGACCGGGCTCTCCAGAAAGAAGCTCTCGGATCTCATGGATGCGGAGACCTGGATGAACGCAAGGAAGGCAGTGGAGCTCGGCTTTGCAGATGCGGTGATGACGCGAAAGGAGCTGGAAGGTTCCTTGGACTTATCAGGGGAGGAGGTACCTCTGGCCAAAACAGAGCAGAAAGCGGCAACAGAGAGTAAGCCGGAGGGCAACCTGGAGAACAAACCGGAGAAATCTGCTGGGGATGACAAAATTGGAACGGGCAACACCCATGACAGAAATGGAACGGGCTACCTGTTCCAGACGAGAGCACTCGCAACAGCCTTTCTGAACAAGGTAGAAAATCTCTCGGCGAAAGAAGAGATCCCTGTCAATACGATAGAGGAAGGCCCAGACAATGGGCTTTGTGTGAAGCCGGATGACAAACCAAAAGAGCAGGTAGAAAAGACAGGGAATGAAGCGACGGTGGAAAAAATGAACCCGCCAGAGAACACAGGTAAAGATGGGACGCGGAAGGTAGAGGACCTCATGGCGCGTCTTGATCTGATTCACTCGCTCATGTGAGCGGCAACAATTCCAAGGAGGAATGGACATGACTTTAAACGAACTGTACACAAAGAGAGCAAACGTCTGGGAGAACGCAAAGAACTTCCTGGACTCTCACAGAGGAAAGGACGGGATCCTCTCTGCAGAGGATGGAGAGACTTATGACCGGATGGAGAAGGAGATCACAGACCTTTCCAGGGAGATCGGCCGCCTCGAGAGACAGGCAGAAATTGAGAAGGAGCTCTCCCAGCCGACTACTGCTCCCCTTGCAGGAAGACCTGAGGGGGAGGCGAAGGATAAGAAGACGGGCAGAGCATCCGACCAGTACGCAAAGGCGATGCTTTCTGCGATCCGCTCCAACTTCCATCAGGTATCCGATGTCCTGCAGGAGGGAATCGATGCCGATGGCGGATATCTGGTTCCCGAGGAGTGGGACAACAGACTGATCGAGGCACTCGATGGTACAAATATCATGCGGGAGCTTGGCACGAAGATCACCACCTCCGGTGAGCATCGCATCAACATCGCATCCACCAAACCCGCTGCGGCATGGCTTGAGGAGGGCGGTGCTGTCGCCTTCTCCGACGAGAAGTTTGAGCAGAAGATCCTGGACGCACACAAGCTGGCGGTCGCAGTAAAGGTCTCTGAGGAGCTGTTATACGATAACCAGTTTGACCTGCAGAATCACATCATCACCCAGTTTGGAAAGGCGATCTCCAATGCGGAGGAGGACGCCTTTCTGAACGGCGATGGTACTGGCAAGCCCACCGGTATCTTCGATGCGGCGAACGGCGGTCAGGTGGCAGTGACGACGGATACGGTGAAGCTCACCTCCTCGGACATCATCAACCTGATCTATTCCTTGAAGAGACCGTACCGGAAGAACGCGGCGTTCATCATGAATGATGCGGTGATTGCTGCAATCCGCCAGCTTAGGGACACGACCGGTGTGTATCTGTGGCAGCCCTCCTTCCAGTCCGGTGAGCCGGATCTGCTCTGCGGCTATAAGGTCTACACCTCCCAGTATGCACCGGCTCTTGCAGTTGGCGCACCGGCGATCGCTTTTGGCGACTTCTCCTACTACAACATCGGAGACCGCGGAACGAGATCCATGCAGCAGCTCAGAGAGCTCTTTGCGGGCAATGGCATGATCGGATTCGTTGCCAAGGAGAGAGTGGACGGCATCCTGGTTCTCCCTGAGGCAGTACAGATCCTGAACGTCAAGAAGGCCTGATCGGATATCCGGATAATACTGGAACCTGGAGAATCTGGAACCAGATAATCCGAAGACCTCGGACAGACACTTCTCATACACCCCTGCAGGCGGATCCGCCTGTGGGGGATTTCTTTGGAGGCGGGACATGGTGACATTGGGTGAAGTGAAACAGTACCTGCGGATCGACTTTGATGACGAGGATGCACTCCTTGAGGATCTCATCAGGACCGCCGAGAAGATCTGTGCAGATGTCCTTCGGACGGATGATGTGAACCAGGTATACGATTTTCCAAACGGCAAGACCGCAGTGCTCTACACCATTGCGGTTCTCTATGACCAGCGTACCGATGCGGATCTTCACATGCTCACGCTGACGCTCCGGGCTTTTCTGTTTGGTGACAGGAAGCCCGTTTTTTAATGAGGAGGCAGGATGAGCAG